ACAAAATTACTTGGGAACGAATTTACTTGAAAAGATTAAAACGGATATAATAAACAATACACTTGCGAACCCTTATTTGTCGTTATTAACGACGTACGTTAAACCGATGTTAATACATTGGGCAATGGTTGAATATTTGCCGTTTTCAGCTTATACAATCGCTAATAAAGGAGTGTTTAAACATACTAGCGAAAACGCCACAAGCGTAGAAAAAAACGAAGTAGATTTCTTAGTTGAAAAGGAACGAATGATTGCGCAAAATTATACGGAGCGTTTTATTACTTATATTAATTTTAATAATAGTTTATTCCCCGAATACAATAATAATTCAAACGCGGATATGTTCCCAAGTACACAAAATAATTTTACGGGTTGGTATATATGAAAAAGAAGCACAAACCAAAAGAAACAAACATTAAGAAATTACTTGTTTACTTAACTAAATTAAACGAAGAAAAAAAATAACTATGGAACATTTACGCGCTTTATCGGTTTTGTTTTTTGCTTTTGCTTATTTAACCGCAATTGCTATGTTCTTTTTAGATGCTTTATTTTTAAAGTTTGGTTCAGTAGCTTTATTCGCTTTTTTGACGCACCAATTAGTTGACCAATATAATATCAAAAAATGAAAATACAATTATTTATTTTACTTACAAATATACGCTTGTCGGCTATGAAATTACTTGGGGTTGTTGGAGCGTTCTTTTTACCTATTTCGGGAATTCTTTTTTTAATTGGTTTTGCTATTTTACTCGATACTTTAACGGGACTTTGGAAAGCTAAAAAACTAAAAATTAAAATTACGTCTCGTAAACTTTCTGCGGTTGTTTCGAAAATGATGTTATACGAAATTGCGGTTATTGGTTTTTATTTAATAGACTTTTGGATTCTAAACGATATCATTCTAGTTTTTTTTAGTATACCTTTAATGTTGACAAAGATACTTTCTTTGGTGCTAGTTAGTATCGAGTGCATCTCTATTAATGAGAATATAAAAGCCGTTAAAGGGGTGGATATATGGTCTGCTTTTAAGCAATTACTTAGGCGTTCAAAAGAAATTAAAAACGATATAGATGGAGTTAGATTTAGCAAAGATAGTTCAACAGAGACTATCTAACGACCAATTTTTACAAGAAGAACACCCAAAGAAACAAATCTATTTACACCATACCGCAGGCGGGGGAAACCCAATAGCAGTTGCTAAATACTTTGAACAAAAAGAGGGCAAAGTTGCGACGGCGTTTGTAATTGGTGAAAAGGGAACAATTGTACAATTATTCAGTTCAAAACATTGGGCGTATCATTTGGGATTAAAACCCGAAGTATTCGCAGAAATGGGCGTTGCTTATCGGAGCTTGGATAAAATATCCATCGGAATAGAAATTTGTAATTACGGACCGCTTAAAAAACAAAACGGATATTTTGTTAATTACGTAGGGGGACGAGTTGACCGCTCACAAGTTACCGAACTAAACGGAAAATACAAAGGACATATATTTTGGCAAAAATACACGGACGCACAAATTGAAAGCACGCGCCAGTTGTTGGTTTACCTTTGCGACACTTACGGAATTTCTAAAGAATATTTTGATTCTATTTTTGACATCGACAAACGAGCTTTAAAAGGCGAAAACGGAATCTTTACACATAACTCAGTACGTCACGATAAAAGCGATATTTACCCTTGTCCGCGAATGATTGAAATGCTAAAGAACTTATGAAAAAACTAATTGCATTTTTAAGCGTTTTAACGCTACTTAGTTGCTCAAGTGAACGCTTGGTACAACACCACTATAAAAAAGCTCTTAAACACGGCTTAAAATTGATTACGGATAGCGATACAATACGCGTTGTTAGTATTGATTCGTTCGCAGTAATAAAATCCGACACAATTTATTGGGAAAAAGTAATAACGTCAAAAGATACTATTATTTATTTTAAAAATGTCTATGTTCCAAAAACAAAATGGCAAACACGGATTGAATATAAATACAAAATAAAAGTATTAAAACAAGAAGTTGTAAAATACAAGTACATTTACAAAGATTCAAGAGAAAAAAGAAAAGAAGTTCAACAAACAAAAAGACGAACTAATTGGAGCTTGTTTTTTTGGGGGTTTATTTCTGGAGTTGGTTTATTTTTTATATTACGTTTACTTGATAAATTAAGACAAATAGTTTGATAAACAAATCTAGACCAAGACTGAGCGCCGACGAAGCCGAAGTTTTACAGAAATACCGAGCAATTAAAAAGGCTTCGGATGCTATCGGAATTAACGACGCGGACGTAAAACACGGATGGCTAAAAAACGACAAGGCAAGTTTATTCTTTAAAAACCCAAACTTTAAAACTGAAGACGAACAAGGATTCGAATTAATCAAACAAGAATGTATTGAAGCGGTAAAAAACCACGCGCCAGAATACAAACAAATAAAGTTTGAAAAAACGAACGATTCGCATTTATTAGTAATTGATATTGCCGACTTACATATCGGTAAATTAAGTTCCGTGTTTGAGGTTGGCGAAGATTATAATTCACAAATAGCCGTTAAGCGCGCAAAGGACGGAATGCAAGGTATTATAAACAAGTCGCAAGGGTTTAAGATTGACAAAGTTTTATTCGTTGCGGGAAACGATATTTTACACACCGACAACACGAAGCGAACAACTACAAACGGAACGCCACAAGATACGGACGGATTTTGGTTTGAGAATTTTATAATGGCAAAGAACCTTTATATTGACTTATTAGAACAATTACTAACTTTTGCTGAAGTTGAGGTTGTTTATAATCCAAGTAACCACGATTTAACACACGGATTTTTTTTAATGCAATTAATAGAAGCACATTTTCATAAAAGTTCAATTCGTTTTAACGTAGATTTAAAACACCGCAAAGCATTTGTTTACGGAAATAACTTGATTGGAACAACACACGGCGACGGAGCAAAAGTTGAAAACTTACCTTTGTTATTAGCGTCTGAATTTCCGATTGAATGGAGTAAAACAAAACATCGCTATATTTATTCGCACCACGTCCACCACAAAACAAGCAAAGATTTCAGCGGTTGCACATTTGAAACGTTACGCAGTCCCTCGGGAACTGATAGTTGGCACTATAAAAAAGGATTTACGGGCGTTCCAAAAGCCGTTGAGGGGTTTATACACCACAAAGAATTTGGACAAGTTGCCAGATTAACCCACATTTTTTAATAAACTTTTTGTCTTAATTCTACAAAGATTTGTGACGGATATATTCAACATAATAGCTAGAATAATGGCTTAATGTAATATATAACTAACATATTAACCCCTTTTTGTAAATTATATTTAAGGTTATTACCTTATTTCTCACGTATAAATTAAGGCTATTCCTTTACATTGTTATTTAGAATCATTATTGATAGTGCATTATTTAAAAAAAATGTTGATAAAAGTTTTTTTGTTACGGAAATAAGAATTAGTTTTGAATATAATTAACCAACTAAAACTAAACAAAATGACAAACCAAGAAAAAAATTACGAATTAAAATTTAACGGCGCGAATGTACTTGAATCATTTGAAAAATTAATAAGACAAAAAAACGCTGAAAAATTTATTAAGACATTAAGTAAAAAATTTAACGAATCACAAACAACAACTTTAATAAAATTACTTTCTGATTACGAAAAATTTCTAAAATTAAACGACTAAACAAATGAAAAAGCAAAATTATTTAATAACTTTTAAAACTGAACAAATGAAAAAATTTATCGAAACAATGGACTTTTTAGAAGAGCAACAAAAAGCAAATGAGTTGACAACTTACCAACTGCATTTAATTATCCAAACGATGGCGACATTTATCCACGATGAAAACCTAAACGAAATTGAAACCGCATTTAACATTTTTAAAAACTAACCAAATGAAAACTAAACTAAACAACTTTATTTATTACTTTACGCCACTAACGGACGAACACAAAGACATTTTAAACACCGCTATTGCGTTCTTTTTATTTTGGGCGGGTGTTTACACACTTTCTTATATTACTAACCTTTAAAACTAAACAAATGAAAATCGAAGACTTAGAAGTTGAAACGGGAACGGCTTTATTACACGAAGAAATTGACGGAGTAGAATTTATAATAAATTTCGGATGGAACTTTATTAGCCACGTTGACGAGGGAGACACCAAAATAGACGTTTATTGCGAAGACGGGGAACAATGGATTAACGGAGTTCGGCACGCTTATTTTCCAAACGCTGAAGAAATGCGCGAAGTAAAAGCAAAGATTGAGGATGTAATTTCAGAAGATTATTTTTCTTATGGCTTAATGGAATGGATTGAAGGCAAAAGACCCGATTACGATTATTATAACGAATACTAAAACCAATAAAATGAAAACACAAAAGATACAAGAAAACGAATTCACACCGATAAAACCGAACGTTATGGCTTGCGTTCGATGGTGGCGCAATCAATCAGTAAAAGAAGACAAAGGGGGAAGTTTTAATATTTCTCTTTACCTTGACTATTTAAACGAACAAGATTTTAATAATAATAAAACTTTTGAAGATGAAAAAATATAAAGTAACTTACAATTATTTCGAAGGAGGTAAAAAACGAATTGGAATAAAAATACTTGAGGCATACGACCGCGACCACGCAATAATAAAAATGGATTTATACAGACCACTAATTTTAAAAGTAGAAACATTATGATAAAAAGAATTGAAGAAATAATCGAAGAACAAAATTTAAGGGAAAAAAGTAGATATCGTTATATGGTTCACCGCAGATGGTTTTTATTTGTGTTGCTACGGAAACACGGAATAAAATTACAACGAATTGGAGAAATGTTTGATTTAAACCATAGTACAATAATTTACGGAATGTCAATGGCTGAATTTTATGAAAAGCAACAAGATGAATTATATTTACTTGATACAATGCAACTACAAAAGGAATTCGAAGGCAAAGAAATAGTATTTGTTCAAAGGGATTTAGTAGAAGATATTCAAAATTGCAAACAAATGAATGAACTATCAATTATTCAATGCAGATTAAAAAATAATAAGTATAAAAATTATTAAATTGTTTTTTGTATTAATATAATAGTTATATTTGTAAAATAGTTCTCAATCGACATTATAAGAACTAAAGGAATTATTACCCTTGTTAATGAAGTAGAGGTCGATTGCTACGGATTTAATAAGGGTTTTTTTTTACTTAAAAATTAACAAAATGGCAGAAAACAAAAAGGGGTTTATTCTTTACGCAGACCAAAAAGAATTGTTTACTCAACTAAACGATGAATTAGCGGGAAAATTAATTAAACATATTTTTAGATATGTAAACGACGAAAACCCAGTGAGCGAAGATGTTATTATTAACATAGCTTTTACGCCTATTAAACAACATTTAAAAAGGGATTTAGACAAGTTTAACGAAACTAAAGAACGACGAAGTAAAGCGGGAAAAATTGGAATGGCGAATAGATGGCAAAACATAACAAACGATAACGATGTTATACCCGTTATAACAAAACATAACAAGCGATTACAATCTATAACAAAAATAACTGATAATGATAATGTTAATGATAAAGATATATATATATATAGTTTTTTTAATTCTTTAATTGATTACGGATTTAATAAAGATTTAGTTAATGATTGGATTCAAGTTCGAAAGGCTAAAAAATTAACAAACACAAAAACGGCTTTTGATAAATTTATTATAGAAGTTGAAAAATGCAAATTAGATAAAAACGAAATATTAAAAACTTGCGTTGAAAAAAGTTGGGGCGGATTTAATTCAAATTGGATTGTAGAAGAAAAACCCGTTTACGAAAGTTCGGACGATGCACTTTACCGAAACGTTATGGCGCAAATAGCGAAAAACGAACAAATCTTAAAATCCAAAAAAAATGTTAATTAAAAGCGGTTCTGGAATAAACTATTTATTGGACTATAAAAACGGAAAAATAAAACAAGGTTTGCAAATTGGTTGTCCGTTAGACGATTATTTAAGATTTAAGCCAAAACAACTAAACATAATTTTGGGACACGATAACGTGGGAAAATCTTATTTTATTAATTGGTATTTTTTAACCTTGAGTTTAACTAATAATTTAAAGTTTATTATTTGGAGCGGTGAAAATCAACACGGGCAAATATTACGCGATATGGTACAAATGTATTCGGGTAGACCTTTTAAAGAATTAAGCGAAAAAGAAATAATTAGTTACTCAACCTTTTTGGAGCAATCATTTACTTTTATAGACAATTCAAAACTTTATAAGCCAGAAGAATTGTTAGAAATTTTTAGGAATTCAGAAGCGGACGCTTGTTTAATTGACCCCTTTACGGGACTTGACCGCCAAATGAACTACGAGGGTAATTATAAGTTTTTAAATATGGCACGTCAATTTGTAAACGAAACGGGAAAAACAATTTACATTAATACGCACCCAACAAGCGAAAGCGGACGGAGCGGTAATTTATACCCAGACCAACACCATTGGAAGGGACATTTAAAACCACCATTAAAAGACCATATCGAAGGCGGTAAGGCTTTTCTAAATAGATGCGACGATATGTTTGTTATTCATAGGCTAATAAAACACGAAACAATGAAATACTTTACAATGGTTGGAGTTGAAAAAATAAAAGATACGGACACGGGCGGAAAACACACCGAGTTAGATGTTCCCGTTTTATGCTATTATAATTTTGGACTTGGGTTTACTATTGAATCAAAAGACCCTTTACAAAAGTTAAGACCAAAACAAGCTCCGATTTTTAAGCAACAAAAAAAACTAGATATTTGGGACGAAATAAATAAAAAAGCAAACCAATAAAAACACGAAAAAATGGAAATAGAAATTTTAAAAGCCAGAACAATTTTAAGAAAAACTTTGCTTAAGTTAGAAATTAGCAGAAAAGAAATAGAAGAAAAAAACGGACACCGCAGCGACTTAATAAATTCGATGTTGGAAACTGAAAACGAATTAAGCGAAGCATTAACAACTTTTTTAATTATGGAAAAACAATGGCGGGAACTTTGGCAAAGTGCGTATCGTTTGGAGCGGTTAAACCTAGATTTAAAATTTGAGAATAAGCAATTACAAAACGAAATTGAAGCAAATAATTTTTAATTTATGGAAAAAAGGAAAAATATTTTATTTGGAAAAATAGAAGTTTATAACGGAAAAAAAAATATTATAATAGAAAATGCGGTATTTGTTGAGGAATGCAAAACGTATAAAAAAATGAATATAATTAAAGTAATTGAATTAAAAATAATAGGAAAAACAAATATATCAAAACAATATACAGAAGCTAAAATTAATAATGAAACAAGAAATAAAATAACTGGAAATTATGAATAATTTAGAACTAAACAAGATTTATTGCGAAAGCAATTTAGAAACAATGGCAAAGATGCCAAACGACTTTGTAGACGTTGTGATAACAAGCCCGCCTTATAATTTAGGCAATAGAATAAACGGGGGGTTTGAAAAGAAGAAATACAATGAATATAAAGATAATTTATTAAAAGATGAATATTTTAAACAAACAAAAATTTGGATTGATGAACTTTTAAGAGTTACCAAATATCATATTTTTTGGAATATTCAAGAAGTAACTGGAAATAAGGGCATTATACAATTTATTTTAAATAATTATTCGGAATATATAAAAGAAACATTTATATGGGCAAAAAGAAACCCTCCATCATCAATAGTTGATACAATGTGTTCAAGTGGTTACGAATATATATTTTGCATTTCAAAAGACGAACCAACTAGCAGAAAATTTAATTATTGTAATTTTTCAAATAGAAACGGAGACTATGCTAAAAACGTTATTATAAAACCCGTAAATTCTGGAAAAGAAAACGGGGGTCATTCTTTTGCTTTTGGTGATTGGTTACCGAATTACTTTATAAATTATTTTAGTAAAGAAGGGTCTATAATTTACGACCCATTTATGGGAACTGGAACGACCGCTAAGTCAGCTCATATTTATAAGCGTAATTGGATAGGTAGCGAAATGTCTAAAGAATATGTTGATTTAGCTAATAAAAGATTAGAACCATATTTTAATCAATTAACTTTATTTTAATGAAAAAATGTAAAAATTGCAAGGCGGGTTTTGAACCAATAAAGTTTAACCAAAAATATTGTTTAGAAACCGAGTGCGTCAAAGTATGGATTGAAACCACAAAGGAAAAAGAATGGAAAACACGAAAAACCGAATTAAAGGAAAAACTACAAACGGTTCAAGAACTTACAAAATTAGCGCAAACTTATTTCAATAGCTACATAAGAAACCGAGACCGAAACAAAGGTTGTATTTCGTGCGGTACTCAGTTAGGGCAAAAATTTGACGCGGGACACTATTTTAGTTCGGGCGGACATAAAGCGGTAACGTTCAACGAAGACAACGTACACGGACAATGTGTTTATTGCAACCAACATTTGCACGGCAATTTATTAAACTACCAGATAGGAATTCAACAAAGAATAGGAGCGGAACGATTAATTGAATTACAAGGGCGGGCGCATTTACAAGTTAAATTTTCAAGGGAAATATTAAAAGAAATAATCAGTATTTATAAGGATAAATTAAAACGTTCCGAATCCGAAACAAATAAAAAATGGTAGAAATTAAAGTAAATAGCAATCAATTAGAACGCGCAAAAATTTTGTACGATTTTAAAACATTAAATAATTCAATTAGTAAAGGCAAAGGAAATTTAATTGGAGCGCTTGGGGAAATAATGGTTTTCGATTATTATAAAAATAAAGGCAAAGAAGTTATACACGCTCAAAATTTTAATTACGATTTATTAATTGATGGTTATAAAATCGAATGTAAAACTTTAGCTTCAAACGTAACCCCCAAAGATTATTACAATTGCCATATAAGCACCTTTAACGATAAACAAGATTGCGACTATTATTGTTTTATACACGCCTTAAACGATTTAAGCAAGGTTTGGTTAAAGGGAATGCTACCAAAACACGAAGTAAACCAATTAAAGGAATTTAAAAGAAAAGGTGAATTAGACGGAAAATTTTCATTTAAAGAAGATACTTGGATTATTAAAAATTATCAATTAAAAAAAATAAATTAAAATAAATAGTTCTATATTAAAATATAATACTTATATTTGACGATAATTAATTACTAACCAATAAAACCAATAAAAATGAAACACTTATTTAAAAGTTTAGCGGAATTTCAACAAGAAGTACCGACGATTCACAAAGCGACGCAAGGTTACGGCTACACCTACGCGGACTTACCTAAAATCTTTGAAGTAATTAACCCGCTATTAAAAAAGCACGGCTTAGGATTTACGCAATTGATACACGGAACGGACTTAATAACTATTATTTTTCACGTTGAAAGCGGGGAAACTCTCGAAAGTAAAACTTGTATTCCGCAAGGCGTAGCATTAAAGGGAATGAATGATTTTCAAGTTCTGGGTTCGGCAATAACTTATTTAAGGCGTTACGCTTTATCTAGTGCTTTAGGATTAGTTACGGACAAAGATACGGACGCTGGAGGGGAACAAGTAAAGACCGAAGCAAAAAACATTCAATTGAATGAAGTTAAAAAGGTTGCTATTGACGATAAACGATTAGCAAAGGCAATTAAGGCAATAAGCGAAGGCGGTTATACAATGGACGAGCTTATAAAGACTTTTGAATTAACACCAGAACAACTTAAAACCCTTGCGATATGAAAATAAGAAGCTCCGCAATAGGCAAAATAATGACGAACCCCAAAACAAAAGGGGAAACATTAAGCCAAACAACTAAAACTTATTTACAAGAATTAGCAGTCCAAGAAATTTACGGAATACGTAAAGAATTTAGTTCACGTTACACGGACAAGGGTAACGAAGTCGAAGATTTATCAATTGCACTTTGTAACGACGTTTTGGATTTAGGATTCATATACAAAAACGAAGAACATTTTTCAAATGATTGGATTACGGGAACGCCCGACGTAAACACGAACGAAATTTTGCTAGACGTTAAAAGTAGTTGGGACGCAACAACGTTTCCATTTTTCGATACCGAACTAAAAAATAAAGAGTATTTTTACCAATTACAAGGTTATATGTGGCTAACGGGTAAACAAGAAAGTCTTTTATGTTATTGTTTAATTGACACGCCATTACAAATAGTTGAAGACGAAATTAGGCGCGAACATTGGAAAGCAAGTTTGATTGAAGAAAGTTTAGATTTAAGAGCGTTTGTACAAGCTAAACATACATTCGGACATATACCAAAAGAAAAGCGCGTAAAAACGTTTAAAATAGCAAAAGACGATGTTATAATTGAAAATATCAAAACACGAATTGAGGAATGTCGCGAATATTATAATAACTTAATTCAAATATTATGATATTAATTAAAACTATTTCAATAATTTTTATGATATTAACCATAATTTATATTGCATTAGATTTATATGATAGAATTAAAAACTTAAAAAATATGAACATAACAAACGAACAAACAATAAAAAGCGAAGACACTATTTTAATATCCGTTTTAACAAAATATTACGACCGAAGTAAGCAAGGTCAAAAGAAATACGGCACTAACTTAGACCGCAAAGACATTGACTTAATAGGATGGTTAAACCATTTGCAGGAAGAATTAATGGACGCAACATTATACATTGAAAAACTAAAAAAAACAATATGATAATACTTTTAACAATACTTTTAACCCCAGCAATTGTTTGGGGTTGGGTTTGCACTATTGCAGTAACAATTAATATTTTAAAAAAATGAAAGTAACGGGAAAAATTCACAATGTAGGCGCGCTCAGAGTAGTAAGCGAAAAATTCAAAAGTAAAGATGTTGTTTTATTAACGGACGAAAAGTTTCCGCAGTATATTACAATCCAATTTACCCAAGAAAAAACGAATATGATAAGCGAAGCAAATTTAGGCGAAAATGTCGAAGTAAGTATTAATCTAAGGGGGCGCGAATGGAAAAGTCCAACGGGCGAAATTAAATACTTTAACACGATTGAAGGTTGGCAAATTAACGAAGCTCAAACTTTTAGCGCTGAAAAATTTGCGATTAAAGAAGCGGACAAAATGTTTAGAAAAGACATTATTCAAGAAATAGAAGACGAACAAGACGATTTACCATTCTAATAAAGTTTAAGTGGTAAAAGTTACCCCATTACTTAAATAGAAATGATATAGCACTAAAATATAATATACGTACAACCTTAAAATATAGAAATGAAAGCAAAACTAGAATATAATTTGCCAGACGATGAATTTGAATTTAATTGCGCGGTAAAATCTACAAAAATGTATTTTGCACTAACTGAAATAAAAGACGAAATTAGAAGTTTTATAAAATATCAAGAGCTAAAAGAAAATCAATATGAAATTATTGACAAACTACGCGATAGGTTTCACGAAATTTTAAGCGACAACGAAATTAATTTAGACCGATGTTAATAGACGATTATAGTTTGCGCGCTTATTTACGCGAAGCATTAAAAACACGAACACGAAACCAAATAGTAAAAGAAATAAAAGGTAGAGGGGAAAAATTCCACCAATACAACATCGATAGGTTCTTATCTGGAAAAGACGTAAGTTTAGAAACCGCAAAGAAAATCGACAAGTATATTTACCGCTTGAATTTACAATAAGTTTTAGACCCCTTTAACTAGGGGTTTTTTATTAACCAATAATTGTTTAAAAATTAATCAACCATTTGATTAAAAAATAGTCTTAGATTTACAAAGTGGAATGGATAAACAAAATAGTAAAACAACATAAAGACTGGGTTAAAATAGTTAACTCATTTGGCGAATATTTCTTTGCTGAAGATATAGTACAAGAAACTTATTTAATGCTTATTAAATGGGGCAACGAAGAAAAACTATACACGAACGGAAATTTAAACAAAGGTTATGTTTGGTTGGCGCTTAAGAATACATTTTTACAACACGTCAATAAAGCGAACAAAATGCAAAAGGTGGATTTAGATTCAATCGCGATGTTACCCGACGAAGCTCCAGACGTAGAAAAACACGAATCATATAATTACCTATTGAACCAATTAGAAAACTTAGTAGATGAATGGCATTGGTACGACCAAAAATTATTTAACCTTTATAAAGATTCTGATATGTCAATGCGGGAAATAAGTAAGGAAACTAATATAAGCGTAACGTCTATTTTTCACACGTTAAAGTATTGCAAAAAACGAATTAAAGAAAACATAGGAGAAAATTACGAAGACTACCTAAACAAAGATTACGAACTAATTAAATAAAAATTATGGGACGACCTAGAAAAAAAGCAGAAGGATTAGGAGACACAATAGAACAAGTTTTAGAAGTTACTAAAATAGCAAAGGTAGCTAAATGGATATTAGGCGAAGATTGCGGTTGCGAAGAACGAAAAGAAAAACTAAACAAGTTATTCAGATACGCAAAACCAAAATGTTTAACCGAAGACGAATTCAAATATCTAAGCGAAAGCGAAGCACTAAACAAGAACCTTATTTTACCAAGCGAACAAAGGGAACTACTTAAAATTTATAACCGTGTCTTTAATCAAAACATACAACCGACAAGTTGCGGTTCTTGTGTCCGCGAAATAGTAATTAAGTTGAAGCAAGTAATAAACGAATACAACGAAGAAAATAATAGTGAAATAATTGTGAATAATGGCTAACGAAGAAAACTTAAAACCATTTAAAAAAGGCGAGGTTAGTAACCCAGCGGGTAGACCAAAAGGCGCAAAGAATAGAAGCACCATAATAAAAGAATTGTTTGAATTCGCAAAGACTCAAAAGAACCCTTTAACGGGCGAACAAGAAATTTTAACACAAGAACAAGCAATTACAATGGCAATGCTTTTAAAGGCTAGCAAAGGGGATGTAAACGCATATAAAGCGTTAATGGATTCTTGTTACGGAGCGCCTAAACAAACAACCGATACAAACCTAAGCGTATCTAATTTCGACGTAAAAGACTTATTTAAAATTGATAGTATTAAACCCGAAGTTTAATTATTTAGGTAGTGACTCGCGTTACTTTATCGTAACGGGTGGGCGTGGTTCGTCCAAGTCTTATTCAGTTACCACGTTCTTATTGTTGCTTACAAGGGAAAGCGGACACGTTGTATTGTTTACTCGTTATACTTTAGTTAGTGCGGGTATTTCAATTATTCCCGAGTTCATCGAAAAGATTGAACTTATGGATATGCAAGATAATTTTATTGTAACAAAAGACGAAATAATAAATATTCAAACGGGTTCTAAAATAATCTTTAAAGGAATAAAGACAAGTTCTGGAACTCAAACGGCAAACTTAAAATCTTTGCAGGGCGTTACGACTTGGGTACTCGATGAAGCCGAAGAACTAACCGACGAAGACACGTTCGACAAAATAGATTTATCAATTAGGCATAAGACAAAACAAAACCGCGTTATACTTATTCTAAACCCCACGACAAAGGAACATTTTATATACGACAAGTTTTTTGAAAGCAAAGGAATTGAACAAGGAGCAACCACAATAAAAAACGACACCACGTATATTCACACGACGTACCTTGACAATATAGAAAACCTTTCGCAATCCTTTTTAACCCAAGTCGAACATATCAAAACACGGAGACCCGAAAAATATAAGCATACAATATTGGGGGGTTGGTTAGACAAAGCCGAAGGGGTTATATTTACCAATTGGAAAATCGGACAATTTCGGGAAATAGGAACAAACGTTTACGGACAAGATTACGGATTTAGCGCAGACCCAACAACGTTAGTAAAAACAAACATAGACAAAGCGAACAAAGTTATTTATGTTAAGTTGTTATTTTACAAGCAAGCATTAACGACTAGCCAGATAGCAAAACTAAATTCAGACTTTGCCGACAAAGATTTAATAGTTGGGGATAACTCCGAACCGCGATTAATAAGCGAACTAAATTCTTTGGGCAACAATGTAGTTCCAACAATCAAAGGAGCGGATAGCGTTATATACGGAATAAGTTTATTACAAGATTACGACTTGGTAATATCAGAAGATAGTATTGATTTGATTAAAGAACTAAACAACTATTCGTGGTTGGAAAAGAAAAGCAAAACACCAATCGACAAACATAACCACGCTATTGACGCTTTAAGATATGCGGTATCTTATCAATTAGCAAACCCAACAAAAGGATTATACTTTATAAAATGACGAACGATATTAGCGTAATGGTTGCAGTTGTTGAAGAATACATATACCAGCGTAAAGGCGTTAAGGTAAAAATTAATATGTCGGATTCAAGAACTTTTGTACGCCACTTTGAAATGCTTATATACGCTTATGAAGTAGCGGTTGCATATAACAATAAACCAAAAACTTAATTATATATTTATGAAATTAGAACTAACAATTCCAACGGACTTAAACGAAATTACCTTAGAACAATACCAAAAGTTTGTTAAGGTAAAAGAGGCAACAACCGATACCGAAATGCTAGCCGAAAAAATGATTCAGATATTTTGCGGTATTGAATTAAAAGATATAATAAATATTAAATATACTGAAGTAGCAAAATTAGTTGTTCACTTTAATAAATTGTTTTCCGAGACCCCAAAGTTTACACCGACGTTTAAAATTAAGGAAATGGAATTCGGTTTTATTCCAGACTTACAAAATATAAGTTTTGGCGAGTACGTAGACTTAGAAGAAAACCTTAAAAGTTGGGAAACATACCACAAAGCAATGGCGGTAATGTACAGACCGATAATAAAGAAAACAAAAGACGGACACAAAATAATTGAGTACACGGGAACGGCGGAATTTTCCGATTTAATGAAATACGCACCTTTAGGAGTTGTGTTGAGTTCATCGGTTTTTTTTTGGAATTTAGGAAGCGAATTATTGCAGGGTACGATAGTTTATTTAGAACAACAGATAGCGAAGAATCCGAAGGTATTGAAGACTTTAGCGAGACAGCACAATTTCAAAAACAATGGGGATGGTATCAATCAATTTATGCACTCGCTAAGGGAGATGTCGGCAAATTTGACGAAGTTACCGCAATGGGATTACTTAAATGTTTAACGTATTTAACGTTTGAGAAACAAAAGATGGAAATAGAACAAAGGCAATTAAATAAATATTTAAAATGAACGGATTTTACACGGCAATAGACAAACTTAAAACACACCTTGACAACGACGCGCTAGTTAATTCAGTAAGCGAAGGGGATATTTTCCAAGTTGATTTAGCTAAACAAACAATATTTCCACTTGTCCACATAATGGTTAATTCGTGTTCATTTGAAACAAACGTGTTGCGTTTTAATATTTCTTTAATCGCAATGGATTTAGTTGATATATCAAAGAGCGAAAACACGAATGTATATTTAGGCAACGATAATACACAAGACGCTTTAAATTCAACGCTAGCTATCTTAAACCGCGCGTATGATGTTATGTTACACGGGAGTTTAGCGTACGATTTATTTCAAATAGACGGCAACCCAAATTGCGAACCATTCACGGAACGATTCGAAAACTTATTAAGCGGTTGGACAATGACGTTTGATGTTTTAGTGCCTAACGATATGACTATTTGTTAAGATGGAAAACAACGAACAACAAATAATATTAGAACATTTTCGAGACTACGTTATACAACAAGCTCGCAGTAATTTAAGCAGACTAAAAAAGAATAGTTCTAAAAAATTATACGATTCAATTAAGGGCGAAATTAAAGCAATGCCAAATTCGTTACGCCTTTATTTTGATATGGCGGACTATGGTTTTTATCAAGACAAAGGAGTTAGCGGTATAAAGGTAAAATACGACACGCCGTTTTCATATACAAACAAAATGCCGCCGCCCAAAGCGTTTGACAAGTGGATTGTTAAAAAAGGAATAGCGCCCCGAAATAAAGCGGGTAAATTTCAAACGCGTAAAGGGTTACAATTCGCAATTGCCAGAAGTATTTTTACAAAGGGAATTAAACCAAGTTTATTTTTTACCAAACCTTTTGAAAAGGCGTTTAGTAAATTACCCGACGAAATGGTTGAAGCGTACGGATTAGAAGCCGAAGAAACATTCGATACAATAATGCAAGAAAATTTTAAAACTAAATAACGATGGCGTTACCTACACAAGACCATATTTTTGTTCGCAGTCCGTTTATTATTCAAGTAGACGACGCAACACAAACGGGTTCAAAGGTTGAACTTTATATATACAAACAAGGCGCAACACCACCGACAAACCCAACGTACACGTTAAGCAAGTTAATACCAGCGTCAAACGACACGCGAACGCTTTATAACTTAAGTCCGTACTTACGAGAATACATAACACACCCAACAAGTCCCGACAACATAAACACGGATTTACAAGCAACACCGATTGAAGAATATACTTTGGTAATTGTTAAAACTTACAACCTTATTGCGGGAACTTACGTTTTAGAATTTACCGAAACTTACCGAGCGTTTGACGGATACGGAGAATATCAATTAGGAGCGAACCCCGATTATTCAGTTGGCAAATTTGTTGCGCTAGCAGAACCAAACAAAACGTATTATTACTATTATGATTTTGGTACTTACCCGACAACAAGCGAAAGTTTAGCGGGAACTTTAACCGCAGTTATTCCAAGAACTTATAAAGTATTTTATGTTGATTTAGTTACGGGACTTAATTACAATTTTACGAACCCAACGGACGGCGTTTTTGACCTTTACCGCGTACCAACGTCAATGATTGGTAACGGAGCGGAACTAACAATATACACGCCTTTAAACGTAATTGTCTACCAGTGTAATTTTAGACCCGTAGAGGAATGTAAATACGAACCCGTTGTTTTAGACTTCATAAACAAGTACGGCGGATGGCAACGCGAAGCATTCTTTAAAGCAAGTTTTGAAAGTTTAGAAGTTCAATCGACCCCTTACAATTTTATGCAGTCGTTTGATTCGTCAATGACTTACGATATTAGACAAGGACAAAAACAAATCTTTAATAACAACGGCGGTATTAAATATAAAATAAATTCGGGTTGGGTTGAAGAAGATTTTAGCGAAAACTTACAAGAACTTTTATTATCGGAGCGGGTTTTATGGACGAAGGGAAACACGAAATTACCAATAAGAATAAACACCAAAAGCATAAACAAAGAAAAGAATATAAACAACAAAAAAATTAATTATTCTTTGGATTTCGAAATGGCGTTCGATGTTATAAATAATGTAATTTAATGAAAAGAGAAGTACGGGTTTTTATTGAAGGGCAACAATTGGATTTATTCAACGATGAAACTATTGAAGTAAATTCGAGCGTTCAAAATATTGCGGATATTTCAAAGACAAGCACGGACTTTTCGCAAGCGTTTACGATACCAGCAACGCCCAGAAACAACGCAATATTCCAACACTTTTACCAATCGGACGTTGACGGAACTTATAACTTTCAAGAACGAAAAGACGGATATATTGAAATAGATATGACCACGTTTAGAAGCGGACGAATACAACTAGAAAAATCTAATATAAAAAACGGACAAGTTGAAAATTATACTATAACTTTTTATGGGCAATTAACAAGTTTAAAAGATTTATTCGGCGAAGATAAACTAAGCGACTTGGATTACTCAAGCGTTGACCAAGCGGTAAATTTACCAACATTACAATTTTTTATTGAAGGCGTTTTAGGATTTACGGATATAGCATACCCGCTTATTAGTTCTGGGGAATTTTGGGAATACAATACACAACAACCACCAGCAACAACCCCAAGTTGGTATATTACGGCAGGGGCGCAAATAGACACGCCATTTGGCGCAATAGGTACGGACGAATTATTCCCAGCGTTAAGATTAAGCCGAATAATTACTTTAATCGAGTTGCGTTATGGAATAACTTTTACAAGTAATTTCTTTTTAACGGATAATTTTAGGAACGCTTATTTGTGGTATAAAAACCGAGACCGCTTCGAGATAATGTCAACGCCAACAACATTAAATATAACAAACTTTTTAAGTCAAACGGGAACTTTTCCAAACAACGTTCCGATGTCTAGTTTTGTTAGTAACGTAAACAATACAATAACGATTCAAGCAACAACAAACGCGGGTTCGGTTGGAGCTTCGCATTCAGTAAAATTA